ATGACCAAGAAAAAAACAGACATTAAAGACCAAGTCGAACAGCGCCGCAAGGCGGAAGCGGAAGCTCGCGCAGCAAAAGCAAAGCCTGTAGCTGTGACGAAGCTCGAAATTTCAGACGACGATCTACAGGGCTATCTCAATGAAAACCGTGTTGGCGACGCCAAGTTGTATTGTCGGTTGCATCGCGGCACCGTCATCTATGTCAAATATTGGGAACGGTTTTTGATATGGGGAGGGCATCATTGGATTGAGGACGACTACGATGCGGCGTTTCAGCGCATTGAGGATGTATGCGAGCTGTATCTCCGCCTCGCGGAACACAAGCAAACGGAAGCAAATGAAGCCGACAAGGAGGACAAACCCAAAATTCAGCTCGTCGCGGATGCGTCTCTGCGGCGCGTCAACTTGCTCCGCGACACCAACGGTCAAGAAAAACTCCTCCAGATGGTTCGGCGTATCCGTGACCCTCTGGTGGTACTGCCAAAGCATATTGACCAGCAGCACTATATCAAAGCCTGCCCAAATGGGGTGATTGATCTGCGCACCGGCGAGCTGCGCACCGGCAGGCCGGAACAGTACATCCTCAACGCCATTGTCACGGAGTATGATCCGGCGCTTCTTGATAAAGACGATCCTTGCCCAGAGACAAACAAATTTTTGCTGTCATCGATGGACGGTGATCAAGAGCTTGTTGATTTCATCTGGCGGCTGCTCGGTTACGGCCTTATCACCGAGCGCCGCGATCACATCTTCACAATCATGTGGGGGGAGCACGGCCGCAACGGCAAAGACACGCTGATCAAGCTGGTGACGCACGTTCTTGGTCAGACCCTTTCCGGCGACGTACCTGTCGAGATGTTCCTCCAGATGCAACAGACACGGAACTCGTCGGCCCCATCGCCAGACGTGCTTGCCCTGCGCGGCATGTGCCTGGCGTGGATCAACGAAGCCGAGGAGGGCCAGCGGTTCGCCCTGGCCAAGCTTAAAAAGCTCACCGGCGGCGGCTATATCACGGCGCGTGGCCTGCAAGACAAGCTGCAAACGACGTGGCTCCAGACACATTTGCCCATTATGACCACCAACGAGTTGCCCAAGGCCAAGGCCGACGACGCGGCATTCTGGTCACGCGCCGTACTGGTGAAGTGGCCACTGTCGTTCGTCGAATCCCCGGAGCAACCCTACGAGCGCCCGGCGGATAAAGACCTCTATGAAAAAATTTGCGCCGAGGCCAAGGGAGTACTCGTCCGCATGGTCCGAGGCTGCATGGAATATCTGTGCGACGGCCTGAAAATTCCGGACAAAGTTCAGAAGTGGACTCGTGAGCAAAGGGCCAGTTGGGACGATGTGGGCCTCTTCATCACGGATTGGTGCGAACAGGAAGCCCATCAGGACAACCCCGACGCTTATAAAACCCGTATCAAGGCGACGGATTTACACGAGGCCTTTTGCATCTGGTACGCACGAAATCGGGACAAACGGTTCAGCATTTCCGCCAAGAAGTTCTCGGAAATGTTGAATAAAAAAGACATCCCGTACAAGCGCAGCGATGGTTCGTGGCGCTTGGGCATCCGTCTGAACGTCGAGGGTAAAAACGCTTTGGCCGACTACCGGGCCGAGAAATGATCTGTCCGCAACCGTCCGCCGCATGTGAGGCATAACTGTATGGAATCACAAGACAAGTTCAAAAATGGACAGATGGACAGAGTACAAGGCTATTTCTCCGCATCACCCGTACAGGCGCACAGGTGCGCATGGCCTATATCGCGTACCTGTCCATGTGTCCATATCCATAAAAATACTAATAAAATAGATAGATAACAAATTTTATAAGCGGACAGGTGCGGACAGATGCAACTTCTTGATCTCTATAAATCCCGTTTTGGCGCGACTGTAAAGCGCCAGGGCGGCGCATGGAACGGCCCGTGCCCTCTGTGCGGCGGCGAACCGGGAAAGTCCGACCGCTTCATGGTCTGGCCGGATCGCGCGGAGAGCTTGGGGGAAACCTGTGCATCTCACAACATCACAGGTATCTGGTCTTGCCGCCAGTGTGGCGCCAGCGGCGACACCATTGCCTACCTGATGAAGATTGACGGCCTGGATTTCAAGGCCGCACTGGCGGAGCTGGGTATCGAAGGCGGCCGTGCCGAGTATCGGCGTCGCCGTGCCCCGGCTGAACCACGCCGCACCGCCGCGCAAGTATGGACTCCCCGCGAGTGGCCGGAACCATCCGAGCAGTGGAGCACCTACGCCGCCAAGCTGCTCGCAGAAGCGGAAGCGTGCATCGAAAAACAGCCTGCCGCCCTGAACTGGTTGGCCGCGCGCGGCATCACCGAGGAGGCCGTTCGCGCCTATCGCATCGGCTATCTGCCTGCCGAGAGTGCTCGATATCCCGGACGCTACCGCGCCCGTTCCGCCCTGGGACTGACACCCCGCATTGGTGACGATGGCAGGAAGCGCAGTAAAATCTTTATCCCGCGCGGTATCGTTATCCCGACTTTCGCTCCCGACGGACATATCATCAACCTGCGCATCCGTCGGCACAAGGGAGACTTGAGCGAGCGCAGCCCCAAGTATCTGGAGCTGGAAGGCTCCTGCAAGGCTCCGCTGCTTCTGCGCTCCTCGCGGCCCGGCCCGCTGGCCGCCTACTTCGTCACCGAAGCCGAACTGGACGCCATGCTCATTCATGCAGCCACGGGGGGCGTGGTCGGTGCGTTGGCCGTGCGCACCAACCGCGGCAAACCCGATGCCGTCGCGCATGCGCTGCTCCGTGACGCTGTGCGGGTCTGCATCGCCCTGGACTACGACGAACCCGGCGCAGACGGCGTTGATTTTTGGGAGCGCACGTATCCGACCAGCCTGCGCTGGCCCACCCCCGAAGGCAAAGATCCCGGCGACGCCTATCGCCTGGGCGTGGACATCCGCGAATGGGCGGCCGCCGCGCTGCCCTCCAGCATTTCCCTCCCGATGGAGGATGCCCGCTGCGCTGACGACGGACAGGCGGGCACATTGCCGTCTGGTCCGTTGGATGTGGGGGGCGGGGCGGAGCCAGAAACGGCCTCTCCCGAAAAAGGAAGCGGCCCTGCGGTCCTTGCCCCGCAGATGCGTACCAGGGAGGAAATAGGCGCAACGCCCTCGGCATGGGCTTGGGCTACGGAGGACGCCTTCACACCGGACGAGTTGTGCCGCCTGCAGGCCGCGTTACCGTCCTACCTGCCTCTTGACCTTGTGCCGGAGGATGTGGCCCGCGCCTACCTGCTGTGGCGAGGCATCCCGGCCACCTTCACCAAGTTCCGCGACGACAACGGCGACAGTACGGGTTTCTTATGGGACCGCGATTATACCTGGTGCCGCAAAAACCCTGAACGGTTCGAGGCGTTCTGGCGATTCCAGCAGCATTCGCCCGTGCTCTGGCAATGGATGTCCGATCATCCGGAGTTGAAAATCACCTCCCAAAACCTTTTGCATATCTGGGGTAAATAATGAGTGAAGACACGTTATTGCAACGCAATGAAGAATTGGCGGTCATCAGTCGGGAAATGCTCGGAGACGGTATGCGTCTTATGGTTGTGGCTCCGGCGTCTCTGACGCTCCTGAAAGATAACGCCCGTTTTTTCAAGCGTGAGACGTTCCGCCAGCTACGGGATAACATTGCGGCGGATAAGCGCCTGTCCAGCGTGCCTTTGTGCTACCGCCATGAAGACGGCAGGCTGGAAGTGCTGTCCGGCAATCACCGGGTTAAGGCCAGCATTGAGGCGGGCATCCCGTACATCCTTGTGCTGGTCATCACCGAAGAGCTGGACAAGAGCCGACGCATCGCCATCCAGCTCTCGCACAACGCCCTGGTCGGCGAGGATGACCAGAGCATTCTGGCGAACCTCTGGGCGCAAATCGAATCCGTCCAGGACAAGCTGTACAGCGGCCTTGACAGCGAGGAAATCAAGGAACTTGGCGATGTGGAACTGGTCAACTTTTCTACGCCCCAGGTGCCCGCGCATATGGTCACGTTCATGTTTACGGACGGCGAGCGCGACCAGCTTTCGGAAATCCTCGACCTACTGGCCGATGCCGCCAAGAAGGCTTCGGCGGTCCACGTCTGCCCGTCAGAGCAATACGAGGCATTCACCCGCACGATTGCGGACGTGAAGAACGCCGAAAAAATCCGCGACAGCTCCCTGGCCATGACGCGCCTGATGGAAATTGCCGCCGAATACCTTCAGCGACAGGCCGCCGAAGCCCAGAAGGAGGCCGCGCAATGAGCTTCCTCGGTTCCATCGCCGGGCCGCTGCGCAAAGTGCTGGCCGCCTATGCCGACGAAATCAGCGTGCCGGTACTGCTCCCCTGCGCGGGCAACTTCACGGTGGGCGCGGCGCTCCGCTCCGGCGGCTACCGGGGCCGGATTACCGGTTGTGACATCACGCTCTACACGTCCGCCCTGGGCGCGTATCTGGCCGGGGATCACCTGCAAGGTGGCCGAGCGCGAGGACTGCCCGGAGCACCTGCGCGGCTTGCTGGACTTCTCGGACTCCGCGCACCTCGCGGCTTCGGTGTCCATCATGCTGGATCTGCGCCAAGTCTGGCAGTGCAAAAATGTCTGGCATCGACGGGTACTCGGTAACTACCGGCGGGGCTGGCCGCAGCTCATGGAAAGGACCTTGACGAAGCTGGAAGCCTATCGTGCCCACCTGAACCAGGGCGACGGCTTCGGCTACATTCCCCAGGACGCTTCGGCCTTCCTGCAGGCGCACGGCCTGGACCATGCCGTGTTCATCGCGCCGCCGACCTTCGGCAGTAGCGACTACATCAAGCAAGAACGGATGCTCGCGGCTGCGGCCACATGGCCTGCACCGGAGTATCAGGACATCAGCTTTCAGGACGTGGTGATTTATGAGCAGATCACGGCCTTTCGCGAGTGGATGATCATCATGGAAAGACCCTTGCCGGAGGTTGAAAAAATTCTCGGCGCGCCGGTGGCCGTGGTCCACAAGGGCCGAAAATCCATCACCTACGCTTACGCCGGACACAGCAAGCGGCGCATCGTCACGCGCGGCTACCTGATTTCACGCAGTCCGGGTCCCATCTTCCCCGGCGACCAGTTCCTGACCGGCAAGGAAACGCCCGGCGTCATTCTCATGGACAAAAAGCAGACCGTGCGGATGAACGAGCTGTTCATGTCCGTGCGCGTCGATTATTTCCTAGCCGACGTGGCCCTGTCCCTGGCTCTCTGCCTGGACAAAAAAATCATAGGTAAGCTCGATTTCAATTTAACGAAACACGAGTGGGCGCTGCCGCAACCCGGCCATCAGATTTACCAGCGTTCCGATCTGGCCGTACCGAGTGTGGAGCCGCGCCTTGCCAAGCTGGTGCTGATGATGTGCCAGTCGCATGAGGTCAAGCAGCTCATCGACGCCACGTTCAAGGATGATGTCCGCTATGCCGTAACCACGGCTTTTTCCAAAAATCCCGTGAGCATGAAATATCGCGGCGTCTACAAGCTCCACAAACGGCTGGAAGACCCGGATTCAGGCGGCTACCGGCTCAACTACTACGGCGAACTCGGCCTGTGGAGCCTTGTGGACGGTTATGCCGCATGGCTAAAAAAATTCCATAACTGAGTGTTTTTGCAGCATTTTTTACTTGAATACGGAGGATAATATGGTATTGTTTAGTTATGTCAGTCACTTACATAACATACACGAGGAATGCCATGAAAACCTCCCGTCGCACTTTCCTGGCCCGCATCATGAACGACGCCTGGGAGCTGGCCAGGCAGGGAGCCCAAAAGTTTGGCGGCAGCGTAAAGTTGTACTTTGGTATCGCGCTGTGTCTGGTCTGGTGGGACTGTCGGCCACGCACGCTTTGGCACAAGGGGACCGGCAATCAGTTTGTGTTGCCGGGTCTGCCAGACATCAGGCAGGCAGCAAGGGGCAGTTTTTGTTGCCCGGCATGTCGGACAAATAGAGAGGGGCGGCAATGCCACTTGCCGCCCCAAGAGGAGAAGACAGCGGCGGAGCTAACCAACCACCATCATGCTCGGTCAGGTTGGCTCCGCAGGCTTCAAAAGTCAAGGAGTCAGCCATGAACATCGACAAAAAGACATTACGGGGCATCAAAAAGGAGTGCCGGGAAATGACCCGTGAGATGACGCGGGAACACTACAGGCTCTACGATGACATCTGGTGGGACCGGATCAAGATTGATTCCGCACTGTATGAACACGGCAAGGATGTGGTCAGGGAGATCAATCAACGCATGCCGAACCTGCTGACGCATGATCCGACCATCAGCCCTCTTGATATTGTATCTGAGCGCTATGGTTTCGAGAGCACGTCCGACCTTGTGGATTTCCTGTTGGCCTATACCCCGCGCGGTCCTGTGGAAGACCGTTTTTTTGAACAACTTCTCGCGGAACGCCTGGATGAATATGAGACGCCCGCGACGCAAACCGAAGTGGACCAAGTTCCCTTCTAGGAGAGTAAGGTGATTCAAACTTCATTTTTCGGCAGCAAAGCGCCCAAGGAGAGGAAGGTTTGCATAGCCAAATGGCATCGGAACTGGACCGGACCGCGCGCGCCCAAGCTCGCTCCGTCGGACCCCAAGGCGGCAGACTGGGCGGCCGCCTACCGGCGTGACCTGGATCAGCGTTTCCCAACTGAGTCCAGCCTCCGCCTTTATCTCCAGGAGGTCGAGCGCGCCACGCCCGACCCCATTCTTTGCTGCTTTGAGCTGAACCCAACCGAATGCCACCGGCGGGTACTGGCCGCGTACATCAAGGAAAAATTGAATTGGGACGTTCCCGAATGGGCGGCAAAGGGGCCTGAACAGGCTTCATTGCTCTAAAAAACGGGTGGGGGCAACAGACTGGCGGGTCTGCCGCCCCCTGGACTTGGAGGGGATCAGGCCCACCAAGAGCCACTTGCGAGCCTATCTCCTCCGTTTTTGAAAATCAACGGAGGGAGCCATGCCACGAGAGAGAGAGAGAGAGAGAGAGAGAGAGAATGCCGGAAAAGAATATAGAAGAGCTGCTTGCCAAAAGCGCGAGTACCGACATTCAGGTGCTGCTCACCACCAAAGAGCAGGCCAAACGCGCAGCATTGGAAAATCCTTCGCAGGCGAATCTTGCCACGTTGGATCGCGCAACAAAAATGTTGGAGGGTGCCATGCAGGCATCCTCTAATATCCGGGACTGGCGGGCCGTGCTGGCATATGTGAATGAAAATGGGCGCAAGCTCGGCAAGACGAAACTCTACAACGATATTGGCCTGGGCCGCCTGAAAAAACAGTCCGACGGCACCTTCAAACAGCGCGACGTGGATCGCTACATGGCGAGCCTGCCGATGGCAGGCACGCCCGACGCTGTGGCTGAAAAGGCAGCCGACCGCCAGCGCCGCAAAGAAGAGGCTGACATCCGCAAGGCCGTGGCCGCTGCGGAGCGGGAAGAGTTCGATCTCGCGGTGAAGAAAGGCAAGTTTGTCCCGCGTGAACAGGTCAACCTGGAGCTGGCGGCGCGGGCCGTGGCTCTGGCCTCCACTCTCAAGACAAACTTTGAGGCCCGCAACCTTGATTTCGTGGCGGCAGTGGAGGGTAATCCCAAAAAAGCGGCGTCCCTCGTCGAACGCCTGGAAGCCGTTTTGGATGAAGCCCTCAACGAATACAGCCGCGAACTGGAGTTCGAGGTGACGTTTACCGCGGAATCAGTGGAGACGTCAGGAGAAAAGTAATGAGCATAGTCGGGAAATATATCCCTTCCTTTGTCGGGCGTGAACGGGTCAAGCATGTGGCGTCGATCAGTGGGGGGAAAAACAGCGGGACGGTGTATCTGTTGCTTCTGGAACTGACCGGTGGAGACTTTGTGGCCGCATTCGCGGACACCGGCAACGAGCACCCCGCTACGCTGGAATACGTCGCGCGGTTGCACGAGCGCACGGGTGGGCCGCGCGTTCAGATCATCAAAGCGGATTTTACGGAGGCATTGGAGCGGAAAAAGGCGTTTTTGACTTCAGGCAAGGCGGTAACTCGCTCCAAGTCTCCTTGGCCGCAAGAGCGCGTGGATTATGTTATGCGTCATGGCTTGGAACCAACCGGGATTCCCTTTCTGGATCTTTGTCGCATGAAAGGGATGTTTCCGAGCAGAAAATCTGCATTCTGTTCACAGGAACTAAAACGTCTGCCGCTGCTTATACAGGTGCAACAGCCGCTCATTGACGCGGGTTATCATGTGTGGAGTTGGCAGGGCATCCGGGCTGAAGAATCCGTACAACGCGCCTGCTATCCCATGTGGGAACAATCGCCCGATGCCGACGGTATGACGATCTTCCGTCCGTTAATGGGGTGGACGCTGGAAGACGTGTCCGCCATGCACCGGCGACACGGCTTGAAACTCAATCCGCTTTACGGACTTGGATTTGATCGTGTTGGCTGCCTGCCCTGCATCAACTCCTCCAAGAAAGATATTCGGCTCGTGGCGCAACTGTTTCCTTGGGCTGTGGAAAAGATACGCGATTGGGAACGACAGGTTCGAGTCGCTTCGCGTAAAGGGATATCCACATTCTTTCATCAGAGTAAAACCCCTAGAGCCTCTGGTCCCATTTCGATGAAAGAAATTGTGAAGTGGTCTATGACTAAGCGTGGAGGTAGGCAATATGACATGATGGCATATGTCGAACCGCCGACCTCTGATGTCTGTATCTATGCTGGAGGATTGTGTGAATGATTTGATTGTGCCGGAGGCCACATGACCCAAACCGGTCAGCTTGAATTGTACCCCGTTCCCAAACCTGAGCCGGTGCGGCGCGTGACGTTCACAACGTCCGTGCCGCGCTGGCTCTCGCCCGTGGTGGCGCGGGAGATCTCGGCATATGCGCAGGCCGGGGGCGCGGCCATCCGTTTTCGGTTCTCCAAGGGCGAGCGTAAAATCATGCGTCGCCGCAAGCCGATTCCTGTCAGCCAGTGGGCCGAGCGCCACCGCGTCGTGGAGATGTCCAGCATCCCCGGCCGCTGGAAAAATCTTTTCACGCCGTATCTTGTCGGCATCATGGATGCGGCGGGAACGCCGGGCGTGGAAACTGTGATCATCTGCAAAAGCCCGCAAACCGGCGGCTCCGAGGCCGGTCACAATCTGGTGGGCTGGTGCATCGACCGCAGTCCCGGCCCGGTGATGTATGTGTTCCCGGACGAAATAACCGCCCGCGAAAATGCCAAAGACCGCATCATCCCCATGATCACCGGTTCGCCGCGCCTGCGCGAATACATGACGGGCGCCGGCGACGACGCGAGCAGTCTGCGCATCAATCTGGCGCACATGCCCATCTATCTCGGATGGTCCGGCTCCGTCTCCCGCCTGGGAAACAAGCCTATCCGCACGCTCATCCTTGATGAACTGGACAAATACAAAAACCCCAAAAACGAGGCTACGTCCGAGACATTGGCCGAAAAGCGCACCACCACGTGGCGCGGGCGGCGGCACATTTTCAAAATTTCCACGCCCACCACAGAAGATGGCCCTATCTGGACGGCGCTCACGCGAGAGGCCGGAGCGCGTTTCGACTACTACGTCCGCTGCCCTCACTGCGGCATGGCCCAGCTCATGGACTTCGAGCGTATCGACTGGCCGGGCAAGGATACGGACAAAGAGCCGTCCGCCGAAGAGGTGCTTACCCGCCGTCTGGCCACATATCCCTGCGAGCACTGTGGCGTGGTGTGGGACGATGGGGACCGGGACCGCGCCGTGCGCCGGGGCGAGTGGCGGGAGCGGACCAGCGGTCTGGACCTTGTCGCGCACCTCGCGGCGCACCGGCCCGTGAAGGTGGGCTTCCATATTCCAGCCTGGCTGTCTTATTTCGTCAGCCTGTCGGAGGTGGCGTCCGCCTCCCTCAAGTACAAAGAGAGCGGCAAGCTGGATGACCTGAAAAACCTCCAGAACCAGTATAGGGCCGAACCCTGGAAGGAAGAGCACGTTGCACGTTCCGAGGATGCCGTCCTAGCCCTGTGCGACGACCGCCCGCGCGGAGCCATTCCCGGACCAGTGGCGGGCAGGGAACGCGTGGCCACATTGCTGGCCGGAGTGGATACCCAGGGCACGAACGAGCAAAAGGGCTATTTCCGTTACGTGCTCCGGGCTTTCGGCTATGGGGAGGAAGAAGAATCCTGGCTTGTCCAGGCCGGCACGGCTCCGTCGTTTTCGGCGCTCAACGACATTTTGTGGAACTCCGTCTACCGCGACCCGGACGGACACGAATACAAAGTTCGTGCCTGCATGATCGACGCGATGGGCGGCCGGACGAAAGAGGTCTATTCTTGGGCGATCCGCCATCGAGGCAGGGTCTACCCGTGGCAAGGCGTCCGTTCCCTGTCACAGCCTTTCACGCCAGCGCCGCAAGAATATTACCCTGATTTGAAAGGGAACAAGATCAAAATTCCCGGCGGCCTGATGCTCTGGCGCTGCGACACCACGTTTTTCAAATCCGACCTCTCGCACAAGCTCTCTGTCGCTCCCGATGATCCCGGCGCATTCCATCTGCACACCAACACGGACGGCATGCTGGAGCAATACGCCCGCGAGATGTGCGCGGAGGTGTGGGACGATGAAAAACAGGCGTGGGCCAACCCGCACGACAAGGCCAACCATTTTTGGGATTGCGAAACGATGACCCTGGCCCTTGCCTATATTCTCAACATCCGGCATCGACGCAGGCCGGAAGCCGCGACGAAACCCGCACCCCGTCCCGTACAGCAACGCGGCGGCCTCTCTGTCGCTGACCGGCTTGCGCAAATCAGGAGATAACGCTGTGACCAGCTTTGAAAGTCTGCCGGAACGATTGAACTGGCGGCAGGCATGTGAACTGATTGAGTGCAGCCGTGCCCATTTTTACCGGCTTGTGGCGTCGGGGGAAATACCGTGCGCTTCCCGGACGGGCAACCGCAGGGGCATCAAAGTGCTGCGCGTGGATGTGGAAGCCTACCTTCAGCGGCGGGATCAAGTCCGTCTGTAAATTTTTTGTCTCTGTTGTCTCTGTTGTCTCATCTTCGCGCGACATGCATTTCCTGCCATGCTAATTGCAGGGCATGGCCTCCATCTGGACACGAGACGAACTCCACACCCTCATTGCCGACTGGAAGGCCGCCTACCGGGCGGCCTCCACCGGCAAGTCCTACACCATCGACGGGCGCACGCTCACCCGGTACGAACTGCCTGAAATCCGTCAACAACTTACCTACCTCGAAAATCAATTAGCCGCCCTTGACGGCAAACGCGGCCCGGTCTTCGTGCGGGCGCAATTCAGGAGGAGGTGATATGTCCGGCCTCCTGAACCAATACGGCCAACCTCTCAACACCGGCCGTTATGCCGCCGGACCCTCACGGGACGCCGGAGCCTATCGCGGCACCATAGCCAACTGGAACCCTTCGCGTCTGGTCAATATGGACGCGCAAATCCGCGAACGCCTGACCATGCAGCGCCGGGCAGCGGACCTTGCGGCCAATGATTGGGCGGCTAAATCCGGCATCCGCACCATCGCCGACAATGCCGTGGGCACCGGGCTGGTGCCCAAGTCGTCCATCCCCCACAAACTGCTCGGCATTTCCCGTGAGGAAGCCGTGGCCATCGGGGAAAAGATGGAGTGGGCCTTTTCCATTTGGTCGCAGCAGGCCCACGCGCGCGGCATCGCCCATTTCGAAGACCTCCAGTACCTGGGCATCACCTCGGTTCTCCGCCAGGGCGAAATGCTGCATCTGCCCGTCATCCTCCCTCTGGACTCCGGGCGCGTCTTCGGCCTCGCCATCCAGGACATAAGCCCCACACGCCTGTGTACTCCGGCGGACAAAAGGCTGGATCTGAACATCAAGGACGGCATCGAATTCACGTCCTACGGCAAGCCCCAGGCCTATTGGCTGGCCTGCCCGCCGCCCTCTCTGGTGCCCGTGGACCAGCAACAGCTCTTTTCTGATTCTTTTATCCGCCGCGCGGCCCGTCTCGGTCATCGCCCCAACGTGTTCCACTTGTTCCGTTACGAAGAGGAGGAGCAGGTCAGGGGCGTTTCCGCGCTCTCCAATGGAATGAAGCTGTTCCGCAATCTTAACGATGCCCTGGATTCTGAGCTGTTTTCACAGGTGATCGCGGCCAGCTTCCCGGTATTCGTGGGGCTGGAAAACGGTACGGCCCAACTGCCGCCGGAGGTGCAGGAAGCCTACGGCATGGACGCGCAAGGCCCGGTGGAGCGCGTCATGGAGTTCGGACCCGGCACCGTGACCTTCGGCAATCCCAACGAAAAGCCGTATGTCCTGAAAAACGAACGACCGTCGGCCAACTTTCCGCCCTTTGTCGAGATTATCCTACGCTCCCTGGCGGCCATGCTCGGCATCCCTTACGAATCGCTGGCCAAAGATTTCAGCAAGACGAATTACAGCTCCATGCGCGCCGCACTGAACGAGGCATGGAAGCTCTATATGTTTTACCGCCGTTGGTACGGACGTCTGTACACGCAACCCATCTGGGAAATGGTGATTGAGGAAGCCTACCTGCGCAACTTCCTCGGCCTGGCTGACGCCATCGACGCGCTCAGCCCGGCTGCGGGATTTTATGAGGGGCGGCAATACTGGTGCAGCGCCACATGGGTCGGCCCGGCGCGCGGCAGCATTGACCCCGTAAAAGAAATCCAGGCCACCATCATGGCCTTGGAAGCCCGTCTCGCCACTTACGGCGAAGCCTGGGCCGAGCGCGGCGGCGATTTTTCCGACGCCCTCCCGGTTATGGAAGAAGAACTTATCGCCCTGAACAAACTTCCGAAACCCGTCGCCGTATCGCCGCAGCAGGCAACCGCGTCCAAACCGGATACCGGGCGGGATGGCGACGGCCCTGGTGAAGACGGTGACGGCGGGAAACAGTCAGACCAAGAATCGGCGGAGATGCAACATGGTGCATAGCAATCTGTGGGCACTGCCTTTCGACACGGCGGACGCCATTCTCCGCGATCTCGGCCGCGAGCTGACGGCGCACCTCGACGTTCCCCGTCCCCAGACCTTTATCTCCGCCGGACAAGCCGCACCTTCCGCACCTCCCTATGTTCTGCGCGACGGGGTGGCAGTCATCAACGTGGAAGGCGTCATCGACCGCACGGCCCGTGTTTCCTGGTTTACGGGATTGCCATACACGGCGGGTCAGGACCGTATCCATGCATCTCTGGATGCGGCCCTGGCCGACACGGAAGCCAAAGCCATCCTGATCAGTCTGAACAGTCCCGGCGGCACGGCGGCGGGCAGTAAGGAACTGGCCGACGCCATTGCCGCAGCAGCGCGACATAAGCCCTGCGCCGCTTATGCCGATGGTCTGTGCGCGTCGGCGGCCTACTGGCTGGCCTCGGCCACGGGCCGTATTTATGCGCCGCAGACGGCACTGGTCGGCAGCATCGGCGTGATCGCGGTGCTTACCGACTGGTCCCGCGCCGTCGAAAAGGCGGGCATGGTGCGCACCATCATCAGCAGCGGCAAGTGGAAGGCGGCGGGCAACCCGGACAAAGCTCTCACCGAAGAGGAACGCGCCTTGTTCCAAGGTCAACTCAACCAACTGCATGAGATTTTTAAACAGGACGTAGCCGCCCGGATGGGCGTCACCGCGTCCACGGACCAGTGGGCCGAAGGGCAAACGCTCCTTGCCGTCGACGCTCAAGCCGTGGGTCTGGTGACGGCCATCGTGCAGGATCAGGATGCAGCCATCGCGGCCCTGGCCGCCAACATCAAGGAGAATCACATGGATCTTAACGAGCTCAAAACCAAGCACCCGGACCTTGCCGCCGCCCTGGTGGCGGAAGGCAAAGCGCAGGCGGAACAGGAAAGCGCTGCGTTAAGGGCCGAAGCCGTCAAGGCGGCTCGCGCCGATGCCCTGGCTCTCCTGAAAACCGTGGCCGGGGAAGAAACCGCCGCCCGTGTGGAGCAGCTTCTGCAAGCGGGCATCACCCCGGCTCAACTTTCCGCCCTGGCCCCGTTGCTCAGCGCGCCCAAAGCGGAATCCGGGCCGGACCCCAAGACGGCCGAGTCCGCCGCACGGCAGCAGGTGATAAACGCCATTACCGCCGCGACCGGCGCGCCTTTGTCCGCCGGGGCGGATGTTCAGAAACCTCAAAAAAGCTTGCTGGTGGCCGATGCGGAACGCCGCGCCGCAGCACAAAGGATGGTGTGAATATGTCTCTGAACTCCTACGGCGAAGATGCGCCTCGCTCGTTGTCCGACCTGGTGCTCATGGAACTGGATATGAAATGGTGCCGTGAGTCCGGCGAGCTGGCCCCTCTTTCTGCCCCTCTGCAACTCGGCGCAGTCCTCGCACTCGACGCGGCAGGCCGCTATGTGCCCTACATGACCGAGCTGACGCCCGCCATTGAGGCCAACGAAGGCGTGGAGGCGGTTGCGGCCACCCATGCCGACAAGGCCGTGGCCGTGCTCATCTCCAAAAAGATTCCGGCCAGTGAGGAAGCGCAGCCCTGCACCGTGCTCCGGCGCGGCTGCTGTGTGGCTGTTGATAACCTCGAATGGCTGGAATCCGTCAGCGAAGAACAGAGGAAAACCGCCCTCGGCCAACTCACGGCCCTGGGCATCGTGCCCAAGGAGTAAACCATGTCGCAGATGTTTACATCCCCCGACCTCTACACGCCGGTAGAGCTGACCGAAGCGGTCAACAAGCTCCCGCTCATGCCGTTGCGTATGCGCCCCTTGTTTACCCAACGCAGCGTCAAAACCACCAACGTCGCTATGGACATCCAACAGGGTCGCCTCGTGCTGGTCAGCAACCAGGACCGCCGCGACCCGCCCCAGGAAATGCACGGGCGCGGCAGTACGCGCACCACCCGCGTCCTCCAGGCCGCCCATCTGCCGCTGTCCGACAACGTGAGCGCTGACGATCTCCAGGATGTGCGCGGCTTCGGCACCACCGAGCTGATCACCAAGGAATACGTCATCAACAACAAAATGCAGGACCTCAAGAACTCCCTGTCCATGACCACGGAGTTCCACCGGCTCGGCGCGGTTCAGGGCGTGATCTACGACGCGGACGGACAAACCGTGCTGCACGACCTGTTCGAGGTGTTCGGCGTCAAAAAGAAAAAGCTCAATCTGGTGTTCCCCTCCAACACTACCAAGTTCAACCCCATTAAAAAGGTAATCCTCGACGCCAAGCGCCACGCCGAGGACAAGCTCGGCGGCACTCCGGCCACCCGTTTCGAGGCTCTGGTGGGTTCGGATTTTTACGACATGCTCACCAGCCACGAGCTGGTGCGCAAAGCCTATGATCTCTGGTCCGCCAATCAGGCCAACTTCGGCGTCGACGATTACCGCAGGCGCGGTTTTACCTACGGCAACGTCACGTGGATCGAAGCCAGTGAAGTGGTGGGCGGCAGAAAAATGGTGGAAGCGACCAAGGCGCATTTTTACCCGATAGGCCTGGACGTTTTTATCCAGTACAACGCCCCGGCCAACTGGGTCGAGACCGCCAACACCTACGGCAATGAATTTTATGCGCGCATGGACACCAAGCCCAAGGGCCGCGGCTATGACCTGGAAGTGCAGTCCAATCCCCTGACCGTTTGCACTTACCCCGAAGCGCTGGTGGAGCTGACCGCCTCCTGCGGCGAAGTGGTGGAAAAATAGGAGGTGAACGGCATGGCTGATTTTCTTGCGGCTTATAGTCCCCTCAAACAGTTCGAGGGCGGCTGGTGCAACGTTCCCGGCGACGCCGGGGGCGAAACCTATGCCGGTATCGCGCGCAACTTCTTCCCTGACTGGTCGGGCTGGCCGCTCATTGACGCGGAAAAAAGCCATGTATCCTTCCGACAGGGCTCCACGGCCTTTTCGCGCCGCCTGTCTTCCGTGCCAGGCCTCGCCGACTTGGTGACGGACTGGTATCGCGTGGAGTGGTGGGAGCGGATGCGCCTCGGCCAGTTTCCCCAGATTGTCGCGGACGAACTGTTCGAGCAGGCGGTGAACCTGGGCCGGGGCGGCTCCGGGCGCTATGTGCAACGGCTGTGCAACGCGCTCAACTGGCGCAAGGGAGCACGCGGTGAAGAGCGTATTTTCCCAGACCTTGCCGAAGACGGCTGCCTCGGCCCCAAGTCCCTTTCCGCAATGGCGGAGCTGCTGGCCGGTCGTGTCAGCGCCGCCGTGTTCGTCCATACCCTGAACGGCCTTCAGCTCGCGCATTACGTCGGCCTGGGTTCCAAAAGCTTCGTCAAGCGCAAGTTCATGGACGGCTGGCTGGCCCGCACCTATTGCCCCACTGAAACCCACTAATGGATATCCACGTGAAAAAATCGTCTTTTTTTGTCGCGCTGGCCCTGGCCGCCGCTGTTTGTCTGCCCTGTTTTGCTCTGGCTGCCGACGGCGCTGAAAGCGTCCCTGGCGCGGATATCGTCTCCGCCATCATCGGCTGGCTGCCCTCGAGCTGGGAGGGTTGGGTGACATTCGTCGTGACCATCTGCGCGGCAATTTCCGCCGTGTGGCCGCGCCCGGCCGACACGGCCAGCCCCGTGGTGCGGCTTCTGTATACGGTGGTCAACGCCCTGGGCTTCAATGCGGGCAAAGCCAAAAACGCCGACGACGCCGCCAGGGCGGCGAAACAGTAGGCATGTCATGCCGTCTTGGGCGCAGGCTCTTCTCCGGCTGCTGGTGGCGCTGTTGGGATGGTGGCGGCAGCGCAAGGCGCGGGATCGCATCGACGCTGTGCGCGCTGACCCTGGCTCTGAGTGGTTGCGCAAGTTCGGCGGCGCGGACAAACGCCCTCCTTCCGGTTCCAACGACGCCGGGGGCCATCGTAACAGATGAATGGCACTATACGCTGGATGGCGGCCTGACCACGATGAAAGGGGAGTGGATACATCTGCCCGCCGCCGAGGCCGGGGAACTGTTGCTCTGGATCGAACATGCGGAGGGCGCATGCCTGTAGACGTGGTTTCGTTGGAGTCGATGCTGGGCTGGGCCATAGCGATCATCGCCTTTTTGGTGGGCATATTGCTCGCCCTCCTGGCATTCATTTTCAAAACCCTGAAGGGAGACGTGGCGGCGCTTGGCCCGCAACTCAAGGAATTACTGGTCCGTCTTGCCCGCCTCGTCCACAAGGACGAGTGCCGTGATGACATGCAGGCCATCCGCCAGCATCAGGATGAGCTGGACGCTCAGATGGATCAACTGAACACGCGCGTATCGCACCTGGAAGGCAGCCGAAAATTCGTGGAGTAAGCGATGGATTTTAAAGAACAGATCGCCAGGGACGCGCGGCATGTCTTCCTCAACAACAATGAATTTGCCGAACTCGTGCTTTTGGCAGGCAAGGAAGTCATGGCCCAGGTCATTCGGGAGCCCAGCGAATACCCCCAGGGTCAGTCTCCCATGCTCGGACGGAGCCGTGTGCGGATTCATGTGGCGGAATCAGACGCGCCGCAGGAATGGGAGCAGGGCATGAGCGTGGAGTTCAACGGCGCGGATTGGGCCATTGACGCCCGCCGTGCATGCGCCGGGCTGGTGACCTTTGATTTGAGCATTGAGCAGGGCGGGGATGCGGGATGGTGACAAAAAATCAGGTGAACGCTCTTGAAGTCAAGGTGAACGGCCTCGACATGTTGGAGGAAGTGAAACGCCAGTTCCTTTTCGCTCCGCAGGGATTGGAAAAAGCCGCGCGCAACGCCATGAACCATGCCCTGAATGCCGTTCGGGCGGAGGGCGTGCGCACGGCGCGTGAAAAATACACGGCCAAGGCCAGGGCTATCCGCGCCGCCTCCCGCATCAGGCGGGCCACGGCCAAGGAAATTGAAGGCTATGTGGATTTCTCCGGCAGAGTGGGCGTCCCTATTGCCGAGTTCGAGACCAAGCCCAAGGGCATGCCCAACTGGAAAGGCGTTGACCCCCGCAAACGTCAGCCTTCCGAGGGTGTGCGGGTCCGCATCCTGAAGGGCGGGCCGTTTTCCGTCGTCGCCGCGCCGAGCGGTGAAAAATCCTTTTTCGGGCCGTGGAAGGGATTCATGAACGTCTGGTATCGCGACAAAGCTTCCAAGGCTCCGGCGCGGCAGTGGATCAAGAACATGAATCTTTACTCCCAGCTCGTGGAGAAAAAGGGGCGGGAGTGGATGCGCAAGCGCTGGCAAGGTTACATGCACCCTCTGTTCGGACCTTCGCCTATCCAGGCTCTTACCTCGGATGAAGCAAGAGAGCGCCTTGCCGCCTATGGGCAGGATGACTTCCGCAGCCAGCTCGCCAACCAGGTCAAACTGCTCTTCCGCAAAGGGACAGCCTGATGCTGCCGTCCATGCGCCTGTGCCGAATCATCGCGGCGACGCTCCAAAAGGACGCTTTGTTCCAGGCCGTGGCTAGGGAGGAATATGCGCGTCCCTGGCAAGTGCTCATCGGCTTCGACGGGCGACGCACGGATTGGGAACAGAAAGCCCCCTGCGCGGTTATCGCCCCCTGGCAGTCGGACGGTGTGCCCGCCAAACGCGAGTATTCCATCTCGCTGAGTCTGACGGTGGTTGACAAACGCGTGGATGATGAGGGCGGCGTCCTTGTGTCGCACGGTCTGGCCGTGCTGGACGAACGGGCCTGGCCAGCGGCATGGGCCGCCCTGCAGGACGTTTTGCCCGGCATTGTGCCCGGCGCGTCTCTGGGCGAGCCGGTAGTGGCCGTATCTCAGGAAACTGCCCCTCTCCTCCTTTTGCACGGGGGGCTGGAAATCGCACTCAATCTGCCCATGGGGCAAAGGAGAAGATGATGCAGAAGTATCGTCAGGTTTCGGGCGGCAACTGCCAGCTCGTGCTCTATCGCGAAAGCAAGGCCGGCGTGCCTGATCCCGCCGACGCCGGAGTGGTGCTGTCGCTCTATTCGGAAAGCATGTCCGTGGAATCCAATAAGCAGGCCAGCGCCGTGATCTCCGGCGTGCGCGGCCAGGGCAAACCTGTGCCGGGCGTGCCCAATTATCCGGGCAGTCTGGAAGTGCCGCCCTATGCGCCGCAACTGGGGCATTTTTTGCGGGCGCTTTGCGGCGCGCCCAGCACGACGGTCACGGTTCCGGCCACTCTGGCCGAAGAGGCGGTGACGGATGAAGGGATGGGCTATGTGGGGCTGGCCGTGATGGCCCACGACTTTGTACAGGACACAATGGTGACCATTACCGGAACGGTCAATTACGATGGCGCGTACCGGCTGGAGTACGGCACGACCAGCACCAAGCTGGTTATTAAGGCTCTCTATGTGCCTGAAACCATTTCCGCCGGCGGGCAGGTCCACCGGGGGCGGGGGGCTTTTCTTGCGGGCGTTGCCGAGGATTTGGGCTCCGGCAGAGTGGCTTTGCCCGTGGCCGGTCTGGGTGTGGCGCTCAATGCGGGGGAGAGCGTGATTATCTCCGGCGGCACGGTTTATGACGGCACCTATGTGCTGCAATCCGGCACAAGCAGTCGCAAGCTGGTTATTGCGGCCGCTTTTGTGGAGGAAACATTTACAGGCACGTCCTGCGCTCTTCCGATTTTTTACAGGCATGAGTTCAACTTGCCGCTGACCCAGCCCACCTTCTGCATCCAGAAAAAATTTGATTACGAGGCCGGGGCCAGCGCCAATCCTTACACCGTCATCCGCAGCAACAAGCTCAACGGCCTGAATTTTTCATTTGGCGGGCAGTCCGAGGTGCGGCTCAAACTGGAGTGTTCTGTGGGCAGTGTGGACAATACCAGCACACCCGTCAGCACAGTCAAACCGGCTACGCTTCCGGCCGTGCCTTTTTACGATAAGGAAGTGGCGGTCTGGATCAATGAAATGCGCGCGGGCGACGTGGAAACAGGCGATATTTCTCTGGCCTACGGCGTGGAAGGCAAGGTGGCGGTGGGCGACATGGGCAAGCGCAGCCGTCAGCCGGAAGGAGATCCCACCACAACCCTGACCCTGACCTGCTTCCTTGAACACGATGAATACCAACAACTGGCTGACAGCGCGGCCACCATCCCGGTAGCCATTTCCATGAGTGGAGCCAACGGCGAGGAATTTTGGATTACGTTGCCCGAATCCGAACTGGATATGGGCGGAGCGCAGATCAGCAGCAAGGGCGGATTAACCGTCCAGGTCAAGGCCATCGGATTCGTTGAAATGGCGGACACATCTAGCCGCTATACCCTGATAAACCGTGTATCCAGCTATGCCTAGGAGAAAACGAATGTACGAGAAAAAGACACTGCAAAGCGGGCGCGAGGTGGAGTTGCGCCCGCAGAAATGGGCTGAATACTGGAAGATGCAACGCCTGCGCTTGGAAGATTTGAGTGCAACGCAGGCGGCCATGGACAGCCTTTCCGAGCCTGAGCGCCTGCTCAAGATCATGGATTTCAACCTGGCATGGCGGGAAAGACCTCTGGCCGCCTGCGTCAAAGATTGGGCGGAAATCCGGGACGATCTCTCCCTGCCCGAAGTGGTGGAACTGGAAGAGATGCTCAAAGCCATCAGCCGAGTGGGCATTTTGGAGGGAAACTCCGTGCCTGCCGCCGCAGCCGCAGCGGCGGACGCGCCATCCACTGCCGCCAGTGCCTGACGCATTACGAGCGTAAGCGGCGTAGTCCCCCCTGCGGGGATTGTGAAAACGAGCCTGTGCCGCTGCTGGCCGAAAATATCCCTGTCTGGCGGCTCTGGCTTCTGGCGCAAACGCAGTGGCGGGTTGGCTGGGGGCTAGTGGGCCTGGATTATCCGGCGGTCATGGCGGTGGCTCAACTGCACGGCATAGCCATGACCCCGGAACTCTTCTCCGGGCTGCGGGTGCTCGAATATGACACCCTGGAAGAACAAAACGAACAACGGAAATAAGCCGTGGCGGACAGGCACGTCAAAGTCGAAATCAGCGCGGTAGACCGCGCAAGCCAGGTCCTTCGCGGCATGGGTCGCGAAGCGGACGTCCTCAAAAGACGCCTTTCCGGCCTGTCCGGCGCGCTCGGCGGGCTCTTTTCCGGTGTGGGGGCCGGGGCGCTGGGAGCCCTTGGCGGCGGTCTGGCCTTTTCTTCGGTTATCGGTCAGGCCGCCGCTTTTGAATCGGCCCTGTATGAAACCACCAAGGTCACCAAGCGCAGCACCGAAGACATCAAGCAGCAGATGCTCTCCCTGCCGTCCAGTCTGGGCAGCGTCACGGAACTGACCACCGGTTATTATCAGGTGCTTTCGGCGGGCATATCGGATGTAGCAAAATCTCAGGAAACGCTGACCACAGCCTCAAAGCTCGCCAAGGTGGCCGGGGTCAGCCAATCCGAATCTATCCAGGCCCTTACCAAGATGATGGCTGGCTACCGGGGCGAGCTGAAAAACACGGCCCAGGCCGCTGACTTGCTACTGGACATTGAGGAATACGGCCAGGCCTCGGTACGTGAACTGGTGCCCATCATCGGCGATCTGGCGGGCGTGAGTCAGATCGCGTCGGTACAGTACAAGGAAATGGCGGCGGCCATGTCCTTGCTTACGCAGACGGCGGGCAGCCCGGCCCTGGCCGCCACGCAGTACCGGGCTTTGCTCATGGAGCTGATCAAGCCCAATGAGCAGATGCTCAAATTGATCCGATCCCTGGGCGAGGAAACAGGCTCGGCCCTGGTGGGCAAGCACGGCCTGGAGGGCGCGCTGAGGCTCTTGTCCAAAGCGGCCAAGGCCGGCAACACGGAGCTTACAAAATTTGTCGGCAGTTCAGAGGCCATCCTGGCCGTTAGCGCGCTTATGGCCAATGACTTCAGGGCGTATGGCGGCATCCTGGCGGAAGTGGGCCTCAAGGCTGGTCGCACCGACGAGAGCTTTCAGGCTTTTCTGAAAACATTTAAAGGAGTTGAGGGGCAGGCCAAAGCAACGGGCGAAAATCTGCTGGCCGCATTTGGTGAAGGTTTTTTGCCGGTCATCAAAACAAGCCTGGCCGAATTTTCGGGATATCTGGAGAAAAACAAGGAGAAAATCGCAGGATGGGGCAAAAGCGGCGCTGAAGCCATAACCGACATTGTCGATGGCGTCGGCCACCTCATGGACATCTGGGGAAAAATCCCGGATGAATTGGAATACGGCGTCATCGGCGCGATCCTTTTTGGCAAAAAAGGGCTACTGATCGGGCTTGCCGTACAATTTGTTAAGGATTTGAGAGCCACCAGCACGGTTATAGACTACCTTGCCAGCGGCAAAATTTCGCAGCAGGAGTATGACGGCATAAAATCGGCTGCCGATCGTTATCCCTTAATCGAGAAAGCCGACGCACGCGAGAGGGACGCTCTCGCCACTCAGAAATCAAGCCTTAAAGCGGCCATTACGCGGCAGATGCCCGGTCAGGGGCTATCCGTTACAAATCCGCTGACTTTCGACGCGCCCAGCCTGCGTTTGTCAACGTCGAAGCTGGAAATCAACTCCGGCCTCAAACCGGAACTTTCGTTGTCCATACCGAAATTGAAACTTCCGGAAGCGCCCAAGGAGAAAGGAGCCGAGGCGCAGTTACCGGAGAATTATACTCCGCCCAAGTTATCGGGTGGGAAGAATGGCGCGTCTGCCGCCAAAGCCGCAGCGGCGGCTCAGATTGATTATGCCAACGCGGTCAAAACCACGGAAGACAATATTGCGGCTCTCAAAGAGCAGCTCGCCATTGACCCGAGGGATACTTTCGTCAGGGCCGAGGCCAAGGCCCAGGCAGAATACAGAAAGGCCGTGAACGATTCCAATGCCGCCATCGACGCTCAGATCGCCAAAGGGAAGATCAGCGCATCTGAGGGCGAGCGGCTCAAAACACTCAAAACTGAATCCTTTGAGCTGGAAAAGCAGCTTAAAATCCGCGACGCGGAACAGAAAGCCCGGGAGAAAAGCGTCCATCTCACCGAGGGCCAGCTCAAATTTTATAAGGAACTTGGTGAGCTGTCCGGCGACTACGGTGATTCCGTAGAGCTCCAGAACAAGCTGATTGAGATACAGGCCAGAGATTACAAATATGTTTACGATATATCCGATGATCTGGTGGACAAGTGGGAGGAGCTGCAAAAGCTGCAAGTATCCACCGACCCCCTTGACGGCGCGTACCGTGGCCTGCTGAAGTTCGCCGCTGAATATTCCGACGCTGGCAAGCAATGGGAGGACATTACCCACAATTTTGCCTCGGACTTCAACAGCGCCACAAGGGACATGTTTGACGAGTTCCTGGACAAGGGCCGGGTGTCGTTTGACGACATGGGGCAGTTGTTCAAACGGCTGCTCAGGGACATGGCCTATCAGGCGCTGATCCAGCCCGTGGTGCTCTCGGTGGTGAACGGCGCGGCCGGGATGCTCCACGGCTCCACCACGGCGGGCGGGGCGGGCGGCGCGGCGGCTTCCGGCGGGTCGGGGTCCGGCTCTCTCCTTGACGCCGGTGTCGGACTGGCGCAGCAGTACGCCACAAGCCAGCTCATGAGCGGGGCGGGCGGAACCGGCCTGTTCTCCGGCATCACCGGCAGCATCAATTCCGCCGTGGCCGGGATGTTTCCGACGATGTTCGCTCCGACGGCCACGGAGACGCTTGTTTTCAACCCTTACACGGTTGAGGGGATGGGCGTTGCCATGGAGGCCCCGTCAACGCTGCCCACCTTCACAAGCGCGCTCGCGGAATCATTCGGCCCGGCCCTGTTGGGCGCGGGTATTGGCATCACCGCCAGTCCGTTTGTCAATAACCTGCTTGGGCTCAAGAACAATGCCGGGTCGCAGACCGGTTCCGTGATCGGCGGATTTGGAACAGCGGGCATCCTGGGCACGCTTGCCCTGGCGAATGTCTGGAATCCCGGCGGCTGGGTGATTGGCGGGCTGTCCGCCCTTGCCTCCCTGCTCGGCGGCGGCATCGGCTCATTCACCACCGGCGTGGAAGACGGCCCGCCCACATACGACTGGCACTTGCATCAAAGACTCTGGGAAAAGGGACCGGAAGAGGACGCGCCCTGGGTATTTGACGGCTATCGTGGCAGTTACAAGGGCGAGAAAGGCGATGCCTATCACGTGGACTCGTGGGGGAAATGGGGCATACCCGGCGAGTTGCGCAAGCAGGGCGCGGAATACGCCTACGGCGTGATGAGGGGCGTATCCGAACAGAGCTGGGCGCTGGCGGATGCGCTGGGCAAGGTGTCCGACTCAATGAGGGACGAATACCTGCTGGGCCTGGAGCGGCAGGGGGAGCTGTATCATTACAATCGCTGGCGCGGCGGGGACATTAGCGAGAAAAATCTGCAAAAGTCGGCGGAAGCATACACCCAGAAAGCCACGGAGCATATGGCCAATGCTCTCGGCAATGTGAACCTGCAACCGCTGACCATTGCCGCCGACGGCATGGCGGCCGATACGGTGGACGAGCTGGGCCAGTCCCTGACGCTGGCGTTTTCGTTTTTCGATGTGGGCGAAACCTTCAAGGATGAAAAGGTCAAGGCCAGATTTCAGGCTCAGGCCCGTAAACAGATTGTGGACGCCTTCGCGGACCTGGATTTCTCCTTCCTCCGCGTGGACTTCGACAAATCCAGCTTCGCCGGGCTGCAACAGGCCTACGCCGCCGTGCAGGCCTGGAATGTTGTCACATCCGGCATCCGTGGCATCATCAGTCCCCTGTCCGAGCTGGCTGGCCAGCTCAACACGGCTACCACGCAGTTTGACGGCTGGGTCGCCAATTTGCGCGCCCTGGGCTGGCAGGAGGAGGCCATTGCCGAGATCGAGCAGCAGCGGGCGCGCTACCTGCACGAGTACGCCACAGCCGCCACCCGCGCCGGGGAGCAGGATCTTGCCCTGCGCTCCCTGGCCCTGCAACTGGGGTCGGATTCCGACGCCTATGGCATCCGCAGCCTGCAATACAAACAGGAAAACGAGCTTGGCCAGCTGGCAAGACAGTACGGCAGGGATTCCGGCCTGTACTCCACGGCCGTGGAAATCCAGCAGGCCGAGCTGGCCCAGGCGAGAGTGACCCAGCTCGAAAAAGAGCTGGAAAAGGCGCTGGCGGCCGAACAGCAGGCCGCGCAGCAGGCCACGCAGAATCAGATCGCCGCCCTGAACGGTCAGGCGTCCTCCCTGCGTGAGTCGGCCCGCGAAGCCGAGCGCATGCGCGACGCATTTGCCGACATTGCCGATGCGTTGTTGCAGGCCCGGCGGGATATCTGGGCGTCCGGCGCGGACAACCTGCTGGGCACAAGCTACCGCGAGAGCATGGCGGCCCTTGATGATGCCCTTGCCAGGGGTATGGCGGGGGATCAGGACGCCCTGCGCGAGTTGCCCGGGCTGGCCGACAATCTGCTGGCAGCTGGCCGGAAAAGTCTGGCCACGCAGGACGAGTACAACGATCTGTTTTATGGTGTGGATCAAAAGCTCAGGGCCGCCCATGCGCGGGCGCAAGGCGGACACGACGCGCAGGCGGCCCTGGCCGACAGCCTCAATGCGCAGCTTGACGCCATCACGGCACAGACCGACGCATTGCAAAAGGCCATCAATGCGGGCACGGCAGCCGGAGAGTACACCGGCAGGAGTGTGGACGCCATCAGGGCGGAGCTGGAGCTCATGCGGGCCGTGCTGGCAAGGGAAAAGGCCGACGTGACCGGCGACACGTCCGCCGGTGGCGCATCCCTGTCGCAACGCGAGGCGCTTCTCTGGGCCAAGTCCAACCAGCTCAACGCCCAGGCCCACATGGGCCGCGTGGACTGGACGCCGGAGTCAACACTGGCGGAGATATACCGCAACAACCTGACGCTGGAATCCTGGCACGACCGTTACGGCCGCCATGAAAATCTGGGTGTCAGCTATGACACGGCAGCCGCGCGGCAATCCATCCTGGCCAACAAGGCCGGGCTGATGAATGCCGGGCAGACGCTTGCCGCCGGGCAGACCGCCGGGGGATGGACGGCGCGGGGCGTGCTGGATGAAATCCACCGTCAGGGCATGACGCCGGACGAGTGGTACCTGCGTTACGGTCTGGGCGAGGGAGTGCAGGGCGGCCATGTGGCCCGTGCCGGCAATGACCGCCACGATTACGACGCGCTCCTGCAGGACAAGGCGGCCAGACTCAGTGCCGAGAAACACATGGGCATTGCGCACTGGACTGCCCGGGACGTGGCCGCCGAGATCGCCAATCAGGGCATGACCGTGCAGCAGTGGTACGAGCTGTACGGCAGGCAGGAGGGTTTTGTCCTCAAGGCGGCAGCCACCACAAACAGGGTGGTGGAAAAGGGCCTTGACGGCATTGACAGGAGCATGGCTGCCCAGCTTGCCTCCACGGGCGCGCTCGGCTCCGTCATGTCCGACATGGGCTCAAGCGTCAACGGTTACATGCAGGCCGTCCAGTCCGGCATGAGCGGGCTGTCGTCCAGCCTGTCGCGGCTCAATCTCAGCGTGACTGTCAACGTCAACGGCGGATCGTCCTCGACCAGCGTCACCGGGGCTTCCGGGGCCAGCGGGGCTTCCGGGGCCAGCGGGGCTTCCGGGGCCGCCCCGGTGGTGGACCCTCTCGCCCGTCTGTCGTCGGCCACCGGCGTCTTTGGCTCCCACTACCAGAGCGAGTACGCCCTGCTCGCGGCCAAGGCCCGACGGATGATGGACGCTGGCGAGTTTGACAACCTGCCGAACGGCTACACGTCCTGGAACGCCGCCGCCGTTGCCCAGGCCATCAGGGACGCCGGATTACCCAACACAAAAAACTGGTACGAGAAATTCGGCAAGGCCGAGGGCTTTGCCGGGGGCGGTCTGGCGCGCGGCCTGTCCGTCATCGGCAACGAGCTGGTGGATTTTAAAACCAGCTCCCGCGTGTATCCGGCGGAAACCACGTTTGCCATGGCCGAGGGCGGCTTTGAATTTGCCCGCGGCGCCTATGAGGGCATGCGCGACCTGAGCCGGATGCTGTACAGTATCCCGGCCGCGCCGCGCGGCGACAGGGCGGAACTGACGGCCCTGCGCGCGGAAGTGGCGCAGATGCGCAAGGACAACGCGGCCATGCGCGAGCTGCTGGAAAAGATTGCAGGCAATACCCGCAACGCCAGCGACGTGCTGGACAGGGCAAGCGTGACGGGCCTCCCGGTCCGCGCCGTGGCATAGGAGGCGACAGTGTACGTCATCATCCCACACCCCATCGACTATGCCAATGTCCAATCCTCCATCCCGGAGGATGCCACCGCCCCGTGGAGCGCGACGAAGACATACGCCCAGGGCGACAAGGCCCGCGTGGGCTACAATATCTATACAAGTCTGGTTGGCTCCAACACGGGCAATGATCCCGAAAAAACTTTTTCCGGCCTGTCCGCCAAGTGGAAAAAAAGCGGCGTCAGCAACCGGGGGGCCATCTTCGACGAGTTTGTGCATACGCAAAGCGTCGCGCCGGAGGACACGCCCCTGGAAGTTTCCGTGCCCTGGAACATGGCCACGGGTTTTGCCGCGCTCAACATCAGCGGCGCGGTGAGCATGAGCGTCAGCATCAAAGACGCGGACGGGCAGGTTGTGGGGCAAAAGACCTATGACCTGCTGGATGGCGTGGACAACTGGTACGACTATTTCACCTACCGCTTTTCCTTCCTCCGCGACTTGGTCGACATGGATCTGGGCGGCTTTATATCCGGCACACTGACCGTCACCCTGACCGGCAGCCGCCCGGCCATGGGCTGCCTGGTGGTCGGCGATCTGGAGGAGCCCGGCGCCACGCTCTACGGCTGCACGGCGGAGCTGATCAATTACTCCAGCATAGAGACAAACACGTTCGGCGTGACGGAGATTGTGGAGCGGGTCAGCGCCAAACGCTACGACTGCGAGCTGTACCTGCATCCCCGCCGCGCCGACGCCGTGTTCGCGCTTTTTGACGATCTGCGCGCGCGGCCCTGCGTGTGGATCGGCGACAACCGGCCCACGGACCAGGGCGGCCACGCCTATCTGACGGCTTTCGGCTTGTACCGCAAGGCGGCGCTTTCCGCCGAAGGCCCCAACCAGTGTAAATACAATATGGAAATCACGGGGTTGATATGAGCCAGACCAACGAATTGATCCAGGCCCTGCCCGAATTGCCGGTGCCGCCGAACCCGGCGAGCGACAGCAAACAGCAGTTTATCGTCAAGGCCGAGGCGTTTACGCGCGCTCAAAAGCAGTTCGGCGACCAGCTCAACAGCGACTTTGTGCCCAAGGTCAACGCCATCGGCGGGGATATAAGTGTGGTGGTCACAAATCTGCCCGCCATCCAGGCCGCGCCCGGCCATGCGGCGGCAGCGGCCCAAAGCGCGGCACAGGCCGGAACCAGCGCGCAGGCCGCCGACGCGGCCAAAGCCGCCGCAGAAGCGGCGCAAGCCGGGGCCGAAGCGGCGCGGGCCGAAGCGGAAACGGCGCGGGACGAGGCGGAAACGGCCAAAACAGCCGCAGAAGCCGCGCGGGACGCGGCACAGGCGGCCCAGAGCGGGGCCGAGACGGCAAGGGACGCGGCGGAAGCCAGCCGGACAGCGGCCGAAACCAGCGAAACCAACGCCGCCGCCGGCGCGACCGCGGCCACGCAAAAGGCCGGCGAGGCATCCGACAGCGCGACGGCGGCCCTGGCGGCGCGGACCGCCGCCGAAACCGCCCTGGATGGTGCTGAAACAGCGCGGGATGCGGCAATAACCGCAAAAACAGAAGCGGAGGCCGCAAGGGACGCGGCGCAGGCCATTGTGGGCATCACTCTTTCCGACGCCGTGGACAGTGACAGCAGCGAGACGGCGGCCAGCAGCAAGGCCGTTAAAACGGCCTATGACAAGGCTGTGGAAGCAACTGGCGTGCCTGTGGGAGCTTCCCTGTCGTGGGGCGGCATGCAAGAACCGGAAGGCTGGCTCTTCGCCAACGGGGGGCTGGCGCGAAAAGCGGACTACCCGGCCCTGTACGCCGCTATCGGGGATGCCTACGGGGGCGCGGATGTGCCGTCCGATTCGTTCAGGCTGCCGAATCTCAGGGAATACGCCGATGTGAGCCCGATAAAACGGGTGTTCAGCGGCAATTGTCAGATTTTAGACCTCAACGTCGCGACGGGCGACGTTGTTTTCACCGATGCCGCCAGCGCGAACGGAGTACGGCTTTTGCGCGACGGCGCGACCGATCCGGAGGATTTGCCGTACTGCCCGGTTCACGCGTCAGATCTGGCGTTTGACAGCTCAAACGGCCATCTCTGGTGCGCTGGAACTCTCAAGGCGAACACATCCCACCACGCCATAGCCGTCCTGCGGAATGGGAACTGGGAAATCGTGGTCAGCGGCACGAACAGGCTAGCCGTCGCTGCCCTTGCCGTTAATCCAGTCTCTCACGATGTGTGGTATGCCGAAAATTACCCTGTGCATAAAGTGAACGTCCTGCGCGGCGGAACCGGCGAGCCGCTGTCCGTCTGGGATTCCGGGGTTCCGGGGCTGATCACTTCCATCAGGTGCGACCCGTCCAGCGGCGATGTATGGACTTTCTCGAATGCCGGCGGGCTTTTTGTCGCGCGCGGCGGCGTGGGGGAGATCCAGAACGCCATTGCTATGCAGGGCTGGAACAATGGGAAACTGGCCGTGAATCCCGTCACCGGAGATGTGCATATGACCGCCTACCATCTCACGACGTACATGTCGATCACGCTGCCGGGCGGCGGAGGCGCCCGTGTGGATTGCGAAATGCCTGGTGTGCAAGGCATTGCCTCCCTGTCTCCGGACAGCGTGTCGGGATGGCTGTGGGCGGTCTATCAGTACAATGGACCCACGGGCAACAGCATGTTTGGCGTTGCCCTGCGCCGCGACATCCGGGCGGGATGGGAATATTTCCCGTATGGTTCGCATCTGTCGTGGTGCGCCGTCAATCCGGCGACCCACGACGTATGGGTTGGAGGCGGCAACGGCCTGTATTTCATTCGGGGCAATACCATATTTTTCCGGATTCTCCGGGCCGCATAGGGGGGGCGACATGCGTGTATACTTTTTTTCTCCGGAACGTCTGTATACGGGCCTGAGCCTGGACTACGCGGGGGCGGTGCCGCCGCGCAACGCTACCGACGTTCCTCCGCCGGACGGCAAGCCGGGATTTTTCCAGCGGTTTGACCAGGCCGCCGGAGTGTGGGCGCTGGTGCCGCGTGACGAGCTCCCGCGCCCGCCCGCCTTCCCGCAACCGACGCCGGAAGAAACGCTGGCCGGGGCGCGCGCCGCGAAACTGACGGAAATCAACGCGAAATGCGAAGCCGCTCTGGCCGCGCTGACGCCCACCTACCCGGAGCGGGAGCTGCTGACCTTTGACAAACAGGAGGCCGAGGCCAGGGCGTATCAGGCGGACAATACCGCGCTCACGCCCATGCTGGCCGCGCTGGCCGCCGAGCGCGGCATGGAGCTGTCCGATCTTGCGGACAGGGTGATTGCCAAGGCCGACGCCTTTTCGCGGGCGTCCGGGCATCTTATCGGCCAGCGCCAGCGCCTAGAGGATGCTCTGGAGGCCTGCGAAACCGTGGAGGAAGCGCTGGCCATCGAGGTCAACTACATCCTGCCCGGTGCGGGCGGGGCGGCCGCCTGATGCCCGGCACGTTGTCTTACGGCAAATCCGTGCTCATCGCCCTGGACCAGCTTGTAAACACCGTGTGCGGCGGCTGGCCCGACGAAACCGTCAGCAGCCGGGCCTGGCGCTGGGAGCTGGCCGGAGTGCGCTCCTGGCCACGCAAGTCCATTGACGGCCTGGCCCTGATCTTTGGCGACCGGGACCACTGCCGGGAGTCATACGAGAGTGAGCGCCTGGGGCGGCAACTGCCGCCGGAGGCCCGGCCTGTCCGCAAAACCCGCAACCTCAACAAGCAAGGAGATTGATCATGACTGTTGGAGCTTTTGTCTTTGCCGCCGTCTGGGGCGTCGTCTGCGCCGTTATCGGCGCTCTGGCCACCCGCGCGTATCTCAGGAGCAAGGGCAGGCTGAGGGCCTGACCGTGCGGACGCGGCGCATGTCCGGCTTTTGGGCTGGCGGCGGCTCCTGCCCGGTTTGCGGGCATGCGCTAAGACTTGTGGTCACGCCTGACGGTTTGCGCCGGGTATGTCCTCTTTGCGGGCATGTCCGGCGCTGACCGGAGGCGTTTTTTATATCGGTCACTTTTTGAGCAATCAAAAATCCTATTAACTTGCGCCGCAATCTTTGCATTTGCTATGCTGGACGCATGTGCAAACTCTTTGATCCTCTTGCCAAGCTGGCCGGTCTGGGCGCGTATGCTCATATGGCGGTCGGTCCCGATGGACGGAGGACCGTCCGCCTGACCTTTGCCAAGTGGGTACGGGCTGACGGCGTGCGCAAGGCCCAGGCAATCCGCGCGCGATATGAGCGGTTGATCCTGATGCAGATGGATGTGCCGCCGGGCGACAGGCCTCGCACGGTGCAACAGCTTGTGGCTGCCGGCAGAGTGCGGTTGGCGAACGGGAGATATGTGTCGGCGTAGTACACTTTATATAATGGATTTGACTGTCTGACGTTATCTCATACAAGCCCCCTCCAATGGGGGCTTTTTTATTATAATTATGCGTTTTTATTGATTTTTTTGTTGACGCCAAGAGTCCTTATGGTATGAATAAGTTATGCAAAATCAACAAGTTACCCAAACAAGGAGTCAAATTATGAATCAGGGACAACACATGAATGAAGTCTCCAGCGTGCTCATCGACCAGTTGGAAGACCATGAAGACGTGGACATCATCCTCATCCTGCTCAAGCTCCGCTATAGCGGTTTGGGATTGGAGTGCCCCGCCCCGGAATACGAAAATATTGTCTCACAACTTGAAAACGTGCTTGACGCCAGCGGCATGGAGCCCTCTGAAATCAACCGCGTCCTTGACCGCGCTTATTGCAGATTCGCGGACTGCTAACCTCAATCCGCCCCGTCCGGTGCCACACGGTCGGGGCGGTCCCCTCCAACTCTCAACACAAGGACCACCATCATGAACGACTACGAAGCAAAACTGGAAGCACGGCGGGAACGCTACGAAGAGAAGGCTGAACAACTTCGCGTGGAAGCGAAAAGGCTGCACCAGCGCGCGCATGAAATGGCCGATGTCATCCCATTTGGCCAGCCGATTCTGGTCGGCCACTATTCCGAAGGGCGCGACCGACGCTATCGGGAGCGCATTCACAACACCTTTGGTAAGGCTTTCGCCACGATGGATAAGGCAAACCACTACGAGCAGAAAGCGGCCTCCGTGGGCACGGGCGGCATTTCCAGCGACGATCCCGATGCCGTGGTCAAGCTCAAGGAAAAGCTGGAATCGTTGCAGCGCAACCATGAATGGATGAAAAACGTCAACGCCGCCATCCGCAAAGGCAAGACGCCGGACAAACAGATTCCCGCCCTGGTGGCCCTGGGCATGACGGAAGCGGAGGCACAGGAACTGCTCAAACCCGATTACTGCGGACGCATCGGCATTGCCCCGTACTCGCTCCAGAACAACAACGCCAACATCCGCCGCGTGGAGCAGCGAATCAGGGAACTGGAACGCGCGGCGGAGAGAAACGTCACGGTGGAGCGGGAAGGCAACGGCTACACCTACCGCGAGGACGCGGACGAAAACCGGGTGATGTTCCTCTTTGACGGCAAGCCGGAAGAGGCAACCCGCAAACTGCTCAAAGCGTATGGCTTCAAATGGTCCCCGACACGCACCGCCTGGGTCCGAATGCTGAACAACGCGGGCCGCTATGCCGCCACCTGTGTCCGGCGTGAGCTGGAAAAAACCGAGTAAGCCGTTCCTTCATCCATGAAAAGCCCCGCTCCGGCGGGGCACTTTTTTTTAATAATTATTTGATTTTGTTTGATTTTTTTGTTGACGCCAAGCGCCCTTATGGTATGAATAAGTTGTGCGAAATCAACAACTTACAAACAAAAAGGATCGCACCATTTACTGACCCACTCCGGCCCCCGTGCCACCGGGGGCCATAACCTCAACCCAAAGGACTGCCATCATGCAAAACGTCACCATCACCACCTCCGACCCCATCCTGCTCACCAACTGCGGCTAGGGCCGGCACGCCCCCGCCGACATCAACGATTATCTGGGCCGTCTCGTGCGCAGCTATGACACGGTGTTCACCGTGGTTCGAGTAGAGCCGTCCACCCGCGTCGCCCGCCGTATGGACGGCAGTATCATCGCCGGCGCCGCCCGCCTGTATATCGCCCGCCAGGGCGAGGGCGAGCGTGCCCACGGGCACTGGATTGAGGCCGACAACGTGGCCGCCCCCGGACTGACCGTGTTGCACTGGGATCGCCGCACGGAAGTCCGCTCCTCCCCGGAGGACTGCGAGGCCCTATACCAAGCCGCCATGAACACAGAAGAAAAACTTCGTCAGGCCGAGGAAAAGCGCCGCGAAGATGAAATCCGCTGCGAGGGATTGTGGAAGGAGTTCACGCCGGCATGGGCCAAGGGCTACCTCATAGCCGAATACCATGAGGACAAGTCCGACATCCAGACCGATTATTTTGCCTACAGCGTGACGGAAACCGTGTTCCTGGGCTTTTCCAAGTCCGACCGGAATAGTTTTCCTGAAATGCGCAAGATAGCGGCCGCCTTCCCCGAAACCGCCCACCTCGCGGGTTCCGAGGGCGTGGAACACCGCGAAAACTATAGCGGCGGCTCCGGCTACTATCTGGGCGGCGACCGCGGACGTTACTCCGGGTGGATCATCCGCAAGCGCAGCCTCAAGTACGGCCTGCCCAGAGGCGGCACGGCGGTGATCGATTTCTCCCACTGGATTCTGAATCACTAAAAAACACAAGCCCCCGGCCAGTGCCACATGGCCGGGGGCCCATACTCAAAAAGGATCGCCATCATGCACGAATGCACCACGCTCACCATGCACGTTTTCCGGCACGCCTTCGACGACGACAGCACCTTGCTCCGCGTCGGCGACCGCCTGTTTCGGCTTTACCACGGGCTGCGGCCCATCGCCCTCGCCCAGCGCAAGAGCCGGGACTACCGGCATCTGCGCCGCCCCCGGCCTCTGTCGCCGGAAGATACCGCCCGCCTCATCCGGCTGGTCCGCGAAGTCGAAGACATGGCCGCTCATTGGACAAGCGACCCGGAGGCCCGCCATGCCCTGGACTGAGCCCAACCCCATCACCGGCGCGTGCCGGTGGGAACCGACCCTGGCCGAAATGCAGCGGGACGCCCTGAACCTTTACGCCTGGCTCCTGCCCGCGCGCGTACCGCACAGTTACGCGGCATTGGCCCAGGCTATCCGCGCTGCCTATGACACCACAGGCGGCCACATGGCCGCCCGGCGTAACCGGGCTTTTGCCGAGGCCCTGGAGTGCTCGCCGGAACGGCGATTTATGTGCAAACGGGTATAATTCGTTGTTTTATTCTTGACATAATGTGTAAAAAGTGTGTATATAATAAATATGAACAGCAGGGAAATCATCAAAATGTTGCAGGACGACGGCTGGTATCATGTCTCCACCGAAGGGGATCACTGGCATTTCAAGCATCCCACCAAGCCCGGCAAGACCACCGTCCAGCATCCCAAAAAAGACCTAAACATTTTTGTCATCAAGAGTATTGAGCGCCAGTCAGGCCTCAAGTTAAGGAGAACGAAATGAAGACTTACTTTGCGGCATTCATTCCGTCGGACGGCCAGTGGGCCGTCCTGTTTGCGGATTTTGAGCTGTCCACGCAAGGGGATACGCTGGACGAAGCCTTTGCCGCCGCGCAGGAGGCGTTGCGCGGGCGCGTGAAATGCATGCTGGAAGATGGTGAAGCCCTGCCGGAGCCGTCTGATATGGTTCAGGCGCGCAGCCGCATTGCCCATTGGTGCGCCGAAGAGAATTTGCCCCTGCCGGAAGGCACGCTGTTCCAGATGGTTCCCTGCGAAGAAGTCGGCACCCGGCTGGTGCGCGTCAATGTATCCTTTCCCGAAAGTGTTCTGGAGCGCATCGACGCCAAGGCCAAACTGGCGGGCATGACCCGCAGCGGCTTTCTGGCGGCCGCCGCCCAACGGTATCAGGCATAGCACTCTAGTCGCAGAAATTCATAAAAATATGTCACAATATGTCAAAAACCAGAAGAAGGTCCGCGCCTCCGGCCTCGGCCTGTGGTCCGTGCCTGAGCCGCTGCCGCCTTGGGTGTGGCGGACGCGGCACACGACCAAGTAAGCAAAGCCCCCGTGGTCCACTGACCGCCGGGGGCTTTGCTTTAAAGATACCAATGTTTATCTGCTCGGCGGCATGGCCGGACTTCCGTCAGCCTGGGGACAGGGCTCTATTAATAAAAGATGTGCTACTTCTCGGTTCAAATTAATTTCTTCAAAATTGTAGGCAGCAGCGGCAATATTTTATCTGCGTTGCCTGGCTGCTCTCCATATGACCATCGTTTTTCGTCTATATTGTAGCCGTATTTTTTGTTGCCAACGTAAACATTGACCCAAGGAAGAGACTCTGTCCATGAAGTGACAAGCGTCCCGGCTCCTTCTATTACTCCAGACCAAATACCAGGTTCGGCGTATGGAATACGGGCGTCCTTGGCGTTAAGATGGACGAATATATCAGTAAAAGGGGTCAAAGGGCTTGGGATGTCATCAGGGTGTCGTACATAATAGTGCATCAGGTGTTTGCAGACGCGACAGGGGCTGTCTTGTGGAGTGTCTGCCCGTTTTTCTTGGAAATCCGGGCAAGAACAGGTCACACTGGCGGGAGAAATAATATAACTGATGTCTTCTTGCGATTCACTCGGCATAGAAATGCGTTTCCCTTCTATGGGGTAACGGGCTTTACCTTTCCACGGCTTGGCAGGAGTTCGCGTCCAAAAATAAAAAAAACAGATGGCAAGAACTGCGAGAAGACCAACAACAAGAAAGATCTGTGTTGTACTGAGCTCATTGACTGCTTTGGAAACCGCACCAAAAACAGCAAGGATTGCAAAGATCACTATCGCCCGGCCTACTATGCCGAGATCGTCAAAGCCCTTTGCCATGTTCAGCCCCCATCTATGGCAAGCGCGTATTTCCGCTTTTTCCCTCAATCTCCACATCCAACAATCTTTGCGTGAGTCGCCGGTTCAGGCGGCGCTCTTCGGCCAGTTCCGCTTCCAGCTCGGCAATACGTCGTTTTTCCTCCCGGCACGGAGCGCCGGAGATGACCTTCGTGCCGCTGAGCGGTTCACCTTCGCCAAAAAACAGCCATTCACGGTTTACTTGTGGATATATCGCAAGAATTTTATCCAGTAAAGATTTTCTGATTTTTTCTTGACCATCAGAATTTAGATAGCCAAAAAAAGTAGGCTGAGGGATACACAAGCGTTTTGCAAACTGTGTTTGAGAATTATTTTCAAATAATTCAACGAGTTTTAAAAGGCGTTCGTATAGTTGCATTTGATAAAATTTTCGATTGATTTTAATTGAAAATTTAATTAAAAGTTGTTTCAACAACACAACTCAACAAATCAAGTTTCCAAATTCCGGGCCAAGCCCGGACGCCGCCGGGGCTGGAAAAAGGCCCAGCGAAAAACCGACTGGAGGGGATTGCATCCGGCCCCGGCGGTTAGCACCAGCCGCCGTGATGGCAGCCCGTCAGCAGCAGGACGGCCGTCACGGCAAGAAGTAAAAGCGAGGGTTTCAGCATGGCAACCTCACGGTTTGGTAAAGCGGATTATCCGGCTCCTTCGCCGTTTTTTTCGATATTGTTCGCAGCGCCTTTGTCCCCGACCCCGTCCACAAGCAGGCGTGTGGTAAGCAGGCGGTTCAGGCCACGCTCTTCACGCAGCTCTGCCTCCAATGCGGCCACACGTTCCTTGAGCTCCGCCACTTCGTCCGTGCTGTTCTGCTCGCCAGATACAGGGGGAGACGGCGGTTCTGGCTCCAGCATAGTGCCCTCGTCATAATAAAGCCATTCGCGGCGTACCTGCGGGCAAAGTTCGGCAATTTTCGCCAGATGCGGCCAGAGATTGTCCTGGCGTTTGGTGTTGCACCAAGCGCTGAAGGTGCTCTGCGGGATGCCCAAAGCCTCCGCCAGTGCCTTGTCGGTCTGAAAATAGCGCCGGGCAACCTGTTTTACGCGTTCGAATAGTTCCATAATTTTAGTTTTTAGAATTCAATCTACAAATCGAGTTGACATAAACCTAAAATCTGGATAGATTTATCTCAACGAAATTTAGAAACTTAATTTTTAAACTTAGCTAATCAACGTAATAACAAGGAAGCCAAGCCATGACAACTGACACTCAAAACCGCCTGCGGCAGCTCCGGGCGTGGATGAAGGATAAGAAGGTCACGGACGTTTTTGTGGCGCAGTTTATGGACGTATCGCCCCAGGCTGTAAACAAAATGCTGAAGCGTCCCACAATACGCACGGATCGCCACAAGGTTTTCGTTGAACTGGGGTTTCCGGTGGAACTCCTGCCGCGCCCGGAAAACCTCAAGCCTGGCCCGCGTCCCAAAATACCGGAGCTGCCCTTGATGCAAGACCGCAAAATTTTGACCAGTGCCGCCGGAGTCCCCTTGGCATAGCCGCTTCCAGGCCAGCCGTCACGCTACTCTGAAGGAATTTTTAGCATGCGCGAGTATCCCCGTATCACGCCTATCCTGCGGCAGCTTGTGCTATCCGCCCCCAACGGCCTGCCAGCCAAAGCCGTTGCCGCGTTGCTGCAACGCGACTACAGAACGCTGCTGGCCGAGTTGGGGGAACGCAGCGGGCACAAGGCCGGCGTGGAACTCTTGCTGCCCATCATGGGCGTGACCGGCTCGGACCTGCCGCTGGACGTTATAGCCGAGGCTTGCGGCGGTTTTTTCGTCCGCATGCCGGAAGCGGAGGACGAGGAGCACGCCGTGCACCGGCAGTGCATGAAGGCTGTGAGAGAATTTGGCGAACTGATGCAAACTGTGGCCAAGGCTCTGGAGGACGGCACCATCACCCAGGATGAGCGTCGGGCTATTGCCGAGGTAGGCTACCGGGCCTCCACCGGCATCCTGACCCTGCTGCGCGTGGTGGAGGCCAACACCCAGGGCAACCCATAACAATTGGAGCAAAAAAAAATGCCCCGGCGCTGCTGCAACAGTACCGGGGCCAACTCCAAAAAGGAGCATTCGTATGCCCAGAGACTATTTCACCCCGGCCCGGCCTGTCAAGGCCGCCTGCTACATCCTCAATCTGGGAGTCTGCAAGATGCGCGTCCGCGCCACCCACCGGGGCATCCTTGAACTGTTACTCGAACTTTTGCCGCAGCCCGGCCGGACCCAGGAGGTGCGGGCATGATTACCTTTCTCGTTATCTTCGCCGCCCTGGGCGTGGCCCTCGGCCTGTGGGGAGAATTTGCCGAACAGCGCCGCCTGGGCCGCATGGCCCGCGACTGTAAAAAGGGGAGGGGCCGGGCATGAACGGAATCGTACCCAAACAAGAGCGCATGGACATCGCGGAGTTCATCGCCCAGGCCGACAACGACAGCCGCACCACGGGCTTTTTCCTGCTCCTGGTGGCGCCGCGCAAGGATGGATTCGCGCGCGAATCCGTGCTCACCGTGGGCGAGCTGCCCGTGGAGCCCATCATGGACCACGTTATCAAGCGGAGCCTCACCAAGCTGGCGGAAATGACCAAGCCGCTTTTTTCCGAAGAGGATCGCCGCCAGTTCCATCAGGAAATCGACATTGTGCTCGGCGTAACCGGACTCGAAGCTCTGACGTTTTCGCTGACAGCCTATCACGAGAATGGCGTCAAGGTTATGTCCGTGGGCAAAGGAAAGGTATGCGCGGAAGACTTTATTCGTACAGACCTGCGGCTCCTGGCGGACAAATGCAGGGACATGGGCACGCCCAACTCCATCGCTATGCTGCCCCTCATCGCAATGTGTATCGAATACATCGAACACCTCTACAACCAATCGCACGATGAGAGCCTTTCTTTTATTGATACAACAGTCACGGAGGCGCGGCAATGAAATACGACATCGGTCAGAGTGTCCGCTATATCCCCGGCTATCGCGGCTACTTCGCCGCCACGGTGGTGGATTACGACTATGGTGTGGCCACAAGCTACCTCATTGAATTTTCGTCCGGTCTGCAAGTCAGCGCGTGGGAAGACGAACTGGAGGCATTATGAGCGAGCAAACCGACATCAATTTCGCGGAACTTATGCGCCAGAAAGAGTAGATTGAAGTCTGCTTTCATACACTTCTGTTCCCATGTCCCTTTTGCGGGCACCCCTTGTCCAAATCAGAAACAAGAAGGTTTGGCGGCGAGCTGAGCATATCCTGCGCGTGTGGCGCGAGAATGGGTTACAACTTGGGTGTTCTGGAACTTCTCGCGGCGTGGAACAGACGCGACGGGAAGGAATTCTCTTTAGAATCGCAATACGCTCAGAAGCTTGTCTCTGTACAGTCGGAATTTGAAGCGTTCAGGCAATCCGCTATGTACACGATTGCAGAGCTGAAAAAGGCCGTTGCGCTGGCAGAGGATCGCGCCGCCAAGGCCGGAGCGGCGCAAAAGGAGCAGGCATGAAACCCCTCACCGTCTATACTGCCGCGTCGTTCCGCTTGCTGCATGCCGTGCGCCTGTTCCACGACGCCCTCCGTGCTCGCATCCCGCAAGTGCGGATATGGGACTGGACCGACATGGGCATGCCGCCGCAGGGCCTCACGCCCGAACAACGCCGCCGTTGGTTCGATACCGAGCAGCAGGGCGGCCAGGTCTACCGTTTTTGTCGGGACGCCTGCGCCAGCGCCGACGTGGTGGTCTATCTGGGCCACTCCGGCCAGGACGCGGGCGTGGAAGTGGGCTTGGCCGCCGGGGCGGGCGTGCCCGTCATCGGAGTGGCCGGACCTCTGGAAGCGCCGGGCCTCATGCTGCACGGCGCGATGAATCTCTGGTGCCGCGACATCCAGGAGGCCGTGAGCCTTCTGTCCCGGCTCGCGGGCGACTGCGGCGGTGTGGCATGTGATGTCTGTAAGGTCAGCGCCCTGTGCGACGGGGAAGGGAGGGAGTAGCCATGACCACCTGGAGAGAAATTCCCGCACCGGCCAAAAAGGCCGACTACCGCTATAAGCATCTGCGCCTTCTGGCCGAGCCGCCCGCAGTCGGCATGCATCGCTCGCCCGAAACGCCGCCCTTGCCCGTCCGCATCAACGACGTGACGAAAATCTCCATGCGCCGCGCTGCCAAAGATACCTGGCGTGTCAGCCTTCCCGACGTGTCCGCATGGGGAGGCGTGCGCGTCTTGGAGCTGGAATGGAAATGTCCGCACTGCGCCGAGGCCCATCGTATCCTCATCCCTGAATCCTGGATCGCGGAGGGCAAGGCCGTGTTCGTGGAAGCGGTAACGGAGGAGAGCCATGTCTGAGCGCAATATTCTGACCTGCGCCCACTGTGGCGTCAGTTTCGTCCAGACCGCCTATCACCCTCGCTCGTATTGCTCCGACGCCTGCGCCCGCGCGGGTCGGAACAAAATGCTCAAAGAGGTCTGGAACGCTCGGAAAGGCGGCGACTTTGAGGTGCCCCGCGATACGTTCATTTTTTCCTCGTCGGACGGCTATCATCGTGAGGCCAGTCCGTTTACGGGCTTTTAGGGGAGGGCCGTGAGATGAATGACGACCGTCGCAAGCGCATTGACGAGGCAATGGAGCACATTTCCGCCGCGCGGGAAATCCTTGATACTGTAATCGCCGAAGAACAAGAGGCTTTTGACAATCTCCCGGAGGGTCTCCAGAGCAGCGAACGCGGGCAGAAAATGGAGGAAACGGCAGACAGCTTGTACTCCGCCCACTCAGACCTTGAGGACATTGAAAGCCTGCTGGAGGAATGCAAGGCATGAGGCGGGAATGCGGAGCATACCCCCCGTTGGCCGTGCAGACGGGCCGTTGCCGCTTGGCTGTTGAGGTTTTCGCGCGGACCCTGCGCTGGTTCACGCCTGACGTGTTCACCGGCTACAGGCAGGCCCAGGCGCAGCTCGCCAAGGTACGCCGCTGGCAGACGGAGGTGAACCGGCACATCCGTTCCCTCCGTCTGTCCAGGGTTTCAGAGCTGGCCGTGGCCCGCGCCCTCAAGCTCATTGACGCCCGTAACAATATGCGGGGCCTCTCGCCTGAGGCCGCCAGCTTTCGCAAAGTGGCCTTGCTCTGGTGCGGCCTGACCCTGCTGGAGGACGCGCGCAATACCTGCCCGCTGCTGGCCCGATCCGGTCGGATAATTGCCCATTCGGCCAGCCCGGCGACCGTCTGTGGGTCAAGGAAACATTTTGCAAATATTACCCCTCAGAAACGTGGCCCGAGCCAAAGGCCCTGTACAGGGCGGACGGGATCACCCTGTGTGCCACTGACAGCGAGGGTAAAAAGCAGCGCTGGACGCCCTCCATCCACATGCCGCGCACCCTGTCTCGCATCACCCTTGAGATCACCAACATCCATGTGGAGAGGGTGCGGGATATCAGCGAGGAAGATGTCCAAGCGGAAGGTTTCAGCGACAGGCCCGCTTCTAACAACAAATTCCGCATTGCCTGGGATTTACTGTACTGGAAACGCGGCCTTGGCTGGGACGTAAACCCGTGGGTCTGGGTTGTAACTTTAAAGATGCTGGAGGAACAGCCATGCCCGAAAAACTGAAGCCGTGCCCGGCGTGCGGGAACAAGGATGCCGTTACAAGGCGAGGCTGCGACCACTATTTTGTGAAATGCTCACACTGCTGCATGTCCGGGCCAATAGATGATGTCATGGCAGTGGCAGAAGCCGCCTGGAACTCTCTTCCCCGCGCCCCGCACATCACCCCCAACGACGTCGATTGCAAGGGCTGCCCTGAACGTCGGTATCAAGGGGCAGGTCACGGCCAACAAAGCAACCGAGGATAGCCGCCATGAGCGCCAAGCAATTACCTCCGGCTCCCCAGCTCACAGAACTGGCACCGTATCTGGAACAGCTTCCGCCCTTTATCTCCCGCAAGAAGGTGGCCTACTTCACGGGCGGAGCTGTATCTCCGAAGAAGCTCGCCAACGATGACGCAGCCAGCAAAGGACCGCTCGTGCGCCAGAAAATAGGGGAATCCGTCGTCTACCCGACGGCGTTCTTTCTGGCGTATCTTGAAGCCAAAGGGGTTAAGACCATTGTCGTCCCTCAAATCTGAGTCATACTTGCTTCCGGGCCAATGCGATGCGGGCCAGAGCCTGTTCGCGCTTGGTCCGATCGCACAGATGCAGATATATTTCCGTGGTTGTGACCGACGCATGCCCCATCAACTCCTTGAGGGTATAGATGTCGGTCCCGGCTTCGAGCATCTTGGTGGCGTAGGTATGGCGCAGCGTGTGCCATACCACCACGTTGCGCGGATCAGACACCCCTTTGTTGAATTTAAGCTTATCCATGATGCGGCGCATGGCCCGATTCAGCCCGTTTGGGTCGCGGGCCTGCCCGTCCGGCCCGGGGAAAAGATAGGGTCCGTTCTCCGGCTCGGACAGGCGGCGGCGCAGCATTTCCAGAGCGTCGGGGAAGAGCTGCCCGGCGAACAGCAGCCGGGATGCTCCGCCCTTGGTGGTATCGTTGTCCCTAGACCCTTTGTAGATGCGCACAGCGCCCGTTACCGGATCACACGACTCGCGCTGGATGTGAACCAGCTCACCCGCGCGCGGCCCCATGTCCAGCGACATAAGGATCATGTCGTGCAGGTCCGCGAATGCCTCTTTGCGCCTGCCCTGATAGGCGAGCAGAGCGGTGATTTCCTTGTCGTTCAAAATCCGCAGCCGGCGGGCATCATTTTTCGGCACATGGACGCCCCGGCCCCGGCGGCTCAGAACGGCCGGATTCACCCCCGAAAACAGCATCACGCCCGGCTCGTTCGGCGCGGGCGTTTCCAGGGCGAAGTTGTACACCTCGCGCACGGTTTTGAGGATGTGCAAGACCGTCTGCGCCGACAGACAGGCTCCAGGCGTGTTTTTATTTCTGCCGGTAAGGGGGGGCTTGGCGGCCACAACCTTACGCAGGGATTCCACGTCCGCAGTGGTGATCTCAGCCGCCACACGCTCGCCCAGGACGGGGAGGATGTGCATATCCAGGACTTGCTCGACATTTCCGGCGCTGACGCGGTGTTCTTTGGCCCAGGCCCGGTAAAGCTCCGCCAGCTCGCCGAAAGTGATGCTTTTCAGTTTCGCCCTGGCGGCGGTGTGTTCTGCTTCAATCCGGGCCGTTTCCGCCATCGCTCGCTTTTCTTTGAGAGATTGCGGCGTTCTCCCTACGCGGATGTGCTCTTTCAGTTCTCGCAGCAACGCCACGGCCTTGTCCACAGTCCATCCGTCGGATGCCCATCCCAATGCCTCCAGGACTCGCTTGCCCTGGCCGCTACGGTATCGTATAGCTATGTACCTGTCAGGGCGCTTGCCATGCCTGCGTGTGGGGTGCTCCCGATAAATGACCCCTTCTTTGCCCTGGACATTGATCCACGGCAGCCGCGACAAGCCCTGATTTTTTATGGTGCCCAT